GCTACGTTTCTAGCAACGCTGGTAACGTTGGCAGGCAATCAAACGCTGACCAGCAAAACGCTCAAGGGGCCGTTCGAGTTCGTCACAGTATCGCCTTCGGCACCGGCAACTACGCTGCAGTACGACGTGATGACTCAAGGCATCCTGTACTACACAGGCAACGCTACGACAAACTTCACGTGGAATATTCGGGGCAATGCTGGTACAACACTGAATGCTCTGCTGCCAATTGGTCAGTCGGTCACTTGTGTACTGGTCGTTACGAATGGTGCAACACCCTACTACCCCACAGCCTTCACAGTGGATGGGTCAACCATTACGCCCAAGTACCCCGGTGGGTCAGCCATTACAGGCGGCAGTACCAGCGCCTTGGACGTTTACACTCTGACGCTGATTAAGACAGCTTCGGCTACATACACAGCTCTTGTGTCTCAAATCAAATACGCTTAAAGGGTAGGCTATGACTTTGTTAGCCGTCAAAAGTTCGCTTGGCGGATTTACTTCCCCCTACGTCTACACGATCCCAGCGGACACTGTTATCTTCTATAACGGCACATATTCTGCGCCAGTAGATGGCTGGGACTTGTATTCTGACGCTGCCAGCCAGTTTATTGTCGGAACAGCATCACAGGCTGAGGTGGCTACAACAACAGCTGCCAGTGGAAGTTCAACGGCTACAGCAACCAGTCTATCTACAGCTGGAGCGCACACAGGTGCAAGCGTTTCTGTAGCTGGCGGCTATGTTTCTTTATCTTCGGCTCAAAGAAGCGCAGGAGAGCATACGCATGCCATAACCGCTGGCGGCACTACCAGCACTGAGATGAAGCCGATCAGTACAACCATTACAATGCTGCGTACTACAACGGAGCAAAGGTTCTTTCCCGCGAACACCATCCATATCAACGGGACAAATCTGGTCGGCGGCACACAGAAGCTTGCAGCCACATCTAATCGATACATCTCGGGCGGTAGCTCAGTGGTGGACAACGCAGCTGTGAACCACACCATTACGTTAACCGCTGCGACTTACTCTTCTAATTCTCACTTCCACGGTAACCCACCATATACCGACTATGGTTCTACCCAAACCTCGAGCTTACAAACAAGTTATACCGCATCTGCATCGCCCTCTAACCACACCCACGTGGTATCAGCTACTGCTTCGATTTCTGCCCTCAAGGGAAAGCTCCTCAAGCTGTGGATTGCAGCTTCCAGACAACTCCCAAAAAGCGCTACGGTTGTGATGTACTGCGGTAATTTGTCTTTGTTGCCAGCTTATTGGAAGGTCTGCGACGGCACCAATGGCACGATCGACATGCAAGGGTACTTTATTGGGTACGCTACATCGGCTGCTACCGCACACGGTACTGTAACCAGCGAGACTACCACCTACGCTACGACCGGCCCAACTGCCGCTTCTGACCCCTACACCCACGCACACTATTCTCGAAGTGATGTTTACTACACGCAGATATTTAAAAACCACGGGCAGTCAACCGTTACTCACACGCATGCTGTAGAAGGCGGGTCCGTTACCTCAGACGCACTTCCTGCAAGTATCAAACTTGCATTCATCCAATTGGTTACCTAAAGGCACTTACCATGGCTCATACATACCTTACTGTTGACTTTTACAACAACGCAGCCAGCTGCAGAATCAACGGTGTCGACCACGTTTTCTCCTCGGTCAATGCATTTAAGTACGGGGCACAGTTCCCCTACTCCGACACAGTTCGTATCTTTGCTTACGAGCCAGACCGCAGTATCTTCGTCGTGGAGTACGCTGATGGGCAAGTTAAGTCTGGAGCAGACTTGCATGAGATGGTTTGGGTTGCTGAAAATCTCAGCAAGATTGAGCAAGCGGCTATCCTAGACGAGAGTGAAAACCCTGCGTTTCCTGCACCCACGATGGTGGAAGTTCGAAATGCCAAGCTGGCCATGACTGACTGGGTTCTGATTCGCAAGCAAGAAGAAGACTTGTTGGGTTTACCCAACACTATGTCACAAGAGACGTTTGCTGCCGTCCTTGCTTACCGCCAAGCGCTTCGCGACATAACTAGGATGTATTCTGATATAAACACAGTGGTGTGGCCAGTCGACCCACTTTTATAAAGGAAACATATGAAAATTGCCGTATACGCCATTAGCAAAAACGAAGAAGCCTTTGTCAAACGATTCTGTGAATCTGCGAAGGATGCTGACCTCATCTTGATTGCAGACACTGGCTCTACGGACAATACCGCAACGCTTGCACGCAAGTGTGGGGCTACAGTTCACGACATCTCAGTTCGCCCATGGCGATTCGATAAGGCCCGGGACACTGCACTGAACCTGATCCCCGGTGACTATGACGTGTGTATCTCGCTGGACCTCGATGAGATTCTAGAACCCGGCTGGCGTAAAGAGATTGAGCGCGTGTGGAAAGACAACACAACACGTCTGCGTTACAAGTTTGACTGGGGCTGTGGCATCAGTTTCTTCTATGAGAAGATTCATCACCGTACTGGTTATCATTGGCACCATCCAGTTCATGAGTACCCACGTGCAGACAATCGTACACACGAAGTCTATGCGCACACAGACATGCTGCTGGTAAGCCACCACCCAGACCCCACCAAGTCTCGTGGTCAGTACATGCCGCTGCTTGAATTGGCTGTTGCTGAAGACCCACGCTGCCCACGCAACGCGTTCTACTACGCACGTGAGTTGACGTTCTATTCTCGCTGGCACGAAGCCATCGACGCACTGAATAAATACTTGGCCATGCCTGAAGCCACGTGGCAGAACGAGCGCTGCTATGCAATGCGCCTGCTTGCTAAATCACATGATGAGTTGGGTCACACTGAGGAAGCCATGAAGTGGGCACGCCTTGCTGTTGCAGAAGCCCCCGGCACTCGTGAGCCATGGGTCGAATTGTCCATGATGGCATACCGTAGATCACTGTGGGCGGAGTCATATTCTGCCGCTCTATCTGCTCTTGCAATCAAGGACAAAGCACTGGTGTATACGATGGACCCGTCAGTGTGGACCGAGAAGCCATACGACCTTGCAAGTATCGCTGCATGGAACCTTGGACTCAAAGATTCTGCTATTGAATTTTGCAAAAAAGCTTTAGAATTTAACCCAACGGACAGCAGGCTTGTATCTAATCTTGCGTCTATGGTTCCTACCGTGGAGTTGACATGATTGGACGATTGATTGCACTGCTGTTCTTAAGTCGCGAATACGCGCACAGGGCACACTTGCGCACAACAAGTTACGCTCAGCACGTGGCGTTGGGAGAGTTCTATCCCAGCATTGTAGATATTGCTGATTCTTTAACTGAAGCTTATCAAGGTCGTCACGGCATCATCGACGACATTCCCATGCTAGAAGAAACAGACACTGGTGAACCAGCTGATGTGTTGGCCCGCCATTTAGATTCTGTAGAAAAGTTACGCTATACAGCAGTTAACAAAACAGATACTGCGCTTCAAAACATTCTTGACGAAGCCGTTGCTCAATATTTAAGCACGCTGTACAAACTTAGGAATTTGAAGTGAATGGACACCGTAGAAACAAAACTTGCCGTGCATGAAGCTGTCTGCGCTGAACGCTACCGATCTATTGAAGACAAATTAGATCGTAACAAAGACCGTATGAAACATGTTGAATACATGCTCTATGCAGTCATGATTGCTGTGCTATTTGGGCCAGGCGTTGCAGCCAGCTTTATTCAAAAGTTCTTAGGCTTATAGAGACACAAATGACATGCGTTGGTTGCTCCTACCATGGTTGCTGTTACTGGCAGGGGCTACTGCAAACGAGAGATGCGTTGTTACGGATTTTTACGCAGTAAGTTGGATCAGTGAACCAACGCTGCGCCACATGCAGTTGTCTCGGTGGTTGACTACAAATGGTGATGCTTGTAATACTAAACAACTTGCAGGTATTTGGAACAATTTAGCAATGTGGGCAGGTGTTGCGGACAGCGCAGAGTTACGTGGCAAGGTTCTTTACTACTACGCCAGAGCGGCAGAAAGGGAGAAGAAATGACGATTGATACAATCAGAATGTTTCCCATGGTTATGCCTTCTGGATACCCTCAGGAATATGACTTGGTCGAACGCAAAATGCTAAAGCAGCAAGAGATGCAACAAGCAGCGCTAGAGCAAAAGAAAGCCCAGATTGCAATTCAAGACTTGGCCTTTGAGATTTACACAAAGAATGCAGAGCAAGCAAAACTAAGAATTGAGATATTCCAAAACCGCAAACTGGACCTCTATGCTTAAACTGTTTTTATTGTTTCCAGTTATAGCTATGGCAGCAGAGCCAGCACCACCCATCAAGGCTGTAGTGGCCCGTGTGATTGATGGCGACACTGTATCGATAGTAGCCAACTGGGTTCCAGACCCTATGAAAAAAGAAATTGCAGTAAGAGTTTACGGGGTGGACACGCCAGAGAAATCCTTTCGGGCTCAGTGCGCAAAAGAAGCAGAATTAGGTGCTAAGGCTACTGAATTTACAAAGGCACAGATTGCCAAGGCAAAGAAAATTGAAGTTGCTTATTTTAGCTGGGACAAGTATGGTGGCCGTGTTTTGGGTGACATTTTGCTAGACAAACAAAGTCTCAGAATGGCTTTGATCAACAATGGTTTTGCTAGGGAATACTTTGGCGATGCCAAACAATCATGGTGTGAGTGATGCAGAACACAAAAGACAAACTAGTTTATACCGTCACTATATGCGTGACTCTGACCCTGTGTTTCTCCGTGTTAAGCATGGTGGTCAGCTTTATGT